CTGGTCAATACGTCGGCCGCGTGGGCATTGGGCGATACCTATCAGGTCACCGGCACCCTTACCTGTTTGGTGACTACGAAGACGATTACCGAGATGATCCTCTCGGACACCACGACTTTGTCGGGCACGACGACGATCGCGACATCATCGCAAGCCGCGGGCGCGACGACAGTGACCTTAACCGCCGGCGCAAATTTGCCAACCGCTGGCAACTTCTACATCCAGGTTGAGAATGAAGTGCAGCTTGTCACCGCTGGGCAGAATTCCAATACCTTCACGGTGACGCGCGGAGCGCTCGGCAGCACCTCGGCCGCACACGCAATCGGCGTTGCGGTAACGTGCGGTGGTGATGGCGGAGCATCAGCGGTGGCCCTCGGCGGTCAGACCGCCACAGTGGGTGCGGCGCAGGGCGGCAGTAACTTCTGTCACGCCGATTTTGCCGGCATCGCGCTCAATGTCAACGACTCGATCCTGTTCACGGTAAAAGATCAGCTGACCTGATGCCGGAGATCGAGCGCGTCACGTACAACCCGCGCATTTTTGATGTTCGCAATGTCGAGCAGGCCAAGAATATCATCCTCACCCCGGAGATGGGCAAATCAAGCGCCTTCCGCTGGGAATGGGAGACGCCGTATCTCGTCGATTTGATCTCCGAGAAATGCGGCCTTACGCAAGACAGTTGGGTGCTCGACTTCGGTTGCGGGATTGGGCGGCTCGCCAAGCCTCTCATTGAGAGACATGGGTGCAAGATCGTCGGTGTGGATATGGCGGCTTCGATGCGGGCGTTGTCGATGAGCTATGTCAGCTCGCCGAATTTCTTCGCAATCGCGCCAGGCATGCTGCCTGAATTGCCGATCCAGTTTGATCTCGCTCTGTGTGTGTGGACGTTGCAGCACTGCCTCAATCCAATCGAGGAAATCAAGCTGATACGCGATGCTCTCGTTTTCGGCGGTGAACTATTTGTTCTTAATAACAACGGGCGCGCGGTGCCGACATTCGAACACACCTGGGTCAATGACGGGATCGACGTAAAGACCCTCCTGCGCGACGCCTCTTTCGGGGAACTAGAGCTAGGCGAGCCGAAAATCGGCATCCAGGACGCCGAGAAATGGTGCTTCTGGGGGCTCTATCGCGCGTGAACCGATGGCTGACGCTGCCCATAATCATCGCGTTTTTTTCAACCGCAGCGGAGGGCAAGCCTCATTCGATAAACGGTGCATGCGGTAGTGCTGATGCCGTCCCGACAAGCGTTCAGCCGAGCACCAATCTCTGCTCGGCCGGAACGGCTAGTTCGGTTACGGGGAGCGGTCCTTGGTCTTGGAGTTGCCACGGCTCAAGGGGCGGCTCAACGGCGCAGTGCTCGGCTCCTTATGGCGCGCCACCCCCGCCGGTTCTGATGTTGAGCTTCTCTCCGCCAAATCCTTCCCTCCCGGAAACCTCGCCATTGGGTACGATTGTAGCCACAGTCACCGCAGCCTGGAGCGATGGAAGCGCCTTTACTGGCGCATTGGGATTTGCCGGGCCTTATTTTGATGATGGTGGCACGTTTGCGCTTTCGGGCAATAAGGTCGTCGTGAGCCCTCTTGGGATGGGTCTTCTTGCTGATGGCGGCACTACTCAGTTTGTGACCATCAACGCAGTTCAATAATTTGAAAAATACAAAATGGGTCGCCGAACACCTGTACATAGGGTTCGTGGCGCTGCTGTTGTCGTTCTCATGCGCTGTCGCGCAATCGACATCGAGTAATCTGGCTATAACAGTCACCCCCTCGGCCGCTAATATGTCGCCGCCGACTGGCTATACTGCGGGAAACCTGTACGCTGAGGACAATTTCAGTTCAACTTCGCTAGACACGACGAAGTGGAATAATAATGAAGGCGCTTACGCATATGGTAGAGCAGGGAACAACGGAAGTCTTCCTGCCCCGTACTCGGCTCAGAATTCTGGGAGCTTTTTTGTAGAATATTTTGATCCATACCCATATGGGTACAGTACTCAGCTTGTTGCGGGCCAAACATCATTACAAAGAGTTACAGCCAACTGCGGAACAGAGCCCCAATGTTTACTTATGACTGCCACGCAAAATACACATTTTAGTCCGTTCTATTGGGCCACTTCTGCGCTATCCAGTTATTCTACTGGAACAAATTTCCCCAGCATGCGCCTAACGGGCTGCACGAATGCTTGTTATTTTCAGATTAGATCACAGATGCCGGACGCTCGATATGGTATGTGGCCTGCCATTTATTTTCTTGGTGATGGCTCTGCCTGCGCTGGGCAAGGCAATTGTGATGAAACTGATCTACATGAGGGTGGCTTTGTCACCACAAATGGTAGTGCTGCCGCGAATACGCTTATCCATAGTAATTGCCTCTGGGCATCAGGATGTAATAATGTTGGAAAGACGTTTACCTCTCCTTCTGATTTATCGACTGGTTATCATATCTATGGCGCAGAATATGTTCCTGGGCAAAGATGGTCTACTTATTTTGATGGAACTATAGTTGGGCAATGGGCAACAAATTGTACTGGGTTGGTTAATTGTACGACGAGTAGCTTTGTACCAAGTCATGATTATGAAGTGATTATAGATTTTGAAGTCGCGTGCGGCACTGGTGAAACTGGATGTAGCTCGCCGAGTGGCTTCCGCACCACAACTGACGGAGTCCATAATGGCCCGTACTTCTATTACATCAACGATGTGCAACTTTATCGTAAGTAAGATTGCGAGAACATGGTAACCCGAGTAGGTGGCGGCTTCAGCAACAACTCCGGTGCAGGCGGCGTTGCGAGTCTGGCTCTTACCTACTCTCCTACAGCCTCCAATACGCTGTGCGTTACCTGCAAGGCCAGCATAAATACCGGCACGTTCGTCGTCGGGGACGTGACGGTCGCCGACAACGCGACTGGAGGAAGCAGCACTTATGTAAATCCGACCGCCGGGTTCGCCGGCTCGGGTACGGCCGAGGGGGCCTGGGTGCTCTATTGCCAAAGTCTGAAGAGCGGCGCGACGTCGGTCACGATGACGATCGCCAATCATGTTGCAACGGCGGTTACCAGCATTGACATCACCGTCGACGAATACAACAGCGTCGGTCTTTTCGACGTGGCTATTATGAATCTTCAAGCTAGCGCGACCAACGCGACGGACAACATAACCAGCGGCAACCTGACGACGACGGCCGCTAGTGATTGGCTGTGGAGCCGGGCTTGGAACGATACTGGTGGCGGCGTGCTATCGGTCGGGACTGGTTTTACGCTGGGCTTTACGCCCTCGCCCGGAACCGCGTGGGGAGGTACCGAGTACAAAACCTGCGGCGCGGCGGGGGCCTATGCCGCGACCTGGACCTACAGCATCACGGGCACGCGTACCTTTACCGCCGCGATGGCGTTTAAGCCAAGCGGCATCCAGACCACCCAGCCGCTAATCCTCACTGCAGGCACTTTCCAGACGGTAACGCGCACAGTCGGATGACGCAATTCACAAAGACCGTCAGCATCAGCGAGGGGCAGCACGCCTCACTGACCGCGTCCGGCCACATCGGCACCCTTGGCGATCCGCAGGCGGTTACCGTAATCCGGAGCGCATCCCATGCGCTCGCGATGACCCAGTCAGAAGCGATTTCGGCGCAGAAGCAGCTGACGCGACCAGCCGTAATCCTGTCTAGTCCCGAGGCCTTTTCGATCCCGAGAGCGATGGCGCACAATGTTGCGCCGTCAACGGCGGGGTTGGTAAGCGCAGGAAAGGCAATTGCCCGGGCGGTCATGGCGAGTGACGGGCAAAATCTAGCGGCGTTACGCCGGACGGCGAGACCGCTTGCGCTTGCGATGGCTGAATCTCTTGTCCGTCTATTGACGCCGATCAAGCCATTCGCTCTGACTGACGGCGAGACTCTATCGGCGGCGCGGGGATATCCCAGGACGACAGCCCCCTTATCGCCATCATCTCTGAGCTTGTCGGAACTCAAGCTGTTCGGGCGGATCGTCAGTATCACCGAGGGTGAAATTGTCACCGCCGCCAAACAAACAGCAAAGGGTGTCTCCTTCGCGGATTCCGAGGCGATCAACCAAAGCGTGATCGCAAGATGGTCACGCTCTCTCGCCGCGGGTTCTCAACTCGGGTTCGTGCGGGTACCCGGGCGGCTGGCAGCATTTGCGGATCCGGCGACTGTGAGCGGCGTACAGAGACTTGTGATCGCGCGTTCGGCAAGTGTGCCGCAGGGCGAACTTGTTACGGCCAGCGCGCCGGCAATCCGCCTCTATGGCGCAAGCATCGCTGCGGCCATTCCGATAAATATTGTCCGGCGCGTCGCTCATGCGGTCAGCGTGGCGCAAGGCGCGGCGCTACTGACGGCAAAATTCGCAACCAAGACCATTAGCGCATCTCTGGCCGAACTCGTCGCGCTAGGACAGCAGACGGCCCACGGCGCGCTGCTCTTGTCAACCAACGCGCTTGCCGCCGGGCGCAAGATTGGTCATCGCCAAGGACTTAGCCAAAGCCAGATCGTCACGCATGGCCGCGCGAACGCCAAGAATGTGACTTCGGCATTGCCTGAGGCCCTGGCTTTGCTGCGCGCCGGCACCTTCGGACTTCTCCAGAATTTCAGCCAGCCGAGCATTCTGCGGGTTGTCAAGAACAACATGCCGGCAATTGCTTTTGCCTCTGGGTCGACGATAATAATCGTGCGGCAGTTTACCAAGGCGATCGCACAAATCATAAGCAATACAGCTATCGCTATAAGGCAGACATCAGCGTTACGTAGCGTCTCTCTGGTGTCCGGGAACGCCGCTGTCGCCATCACATTCATAAGGCGGGCCGGGGTCGTCGTTTCGCTCGTGCGTAGTCCGCAGCAAATCCAGCTGTTCCTGGCGAGAACGTTGACTCATCCGCTGAGTTGGTCGCAGGGAAACGTCTTGTCGAGCATAACCGTGCCGATCAAGCACACATTTTTGCTCGCCAATCAGATCGCCACTACCGTCAACCGGCAGTTGGGATCCACAATCGGTGTCGTGCAAGCGGCGCGGATAATTACCCGGGCAGTCGGCACGCTCGCTAGTTCCGGATCTACCCAATTGCTATCGGTGTTTACAGCGCGGACCGGTCCGACGCTGGGTTTGGTTGGGCTGCTGCAGCCGGAGTCAACGTCGGCATCGCGGCAAGCGACACTCCAAAAGACGATTATCCTTCCCGCCGATCCGGTTATTGCATTCAACCCGCCGGCCCCGTCCATCCCGAACACAACCCCGTTAGGTGCCAGAGTCGCGCAGATCATCGTCACAATGACCGACGGGAGTCCGTTCGCCGGGCAATTGAGTTTCGGGCCGCCGAATCAGAATGACAGTGGGATTTACGCGATCGACAACAATATCGCGCCAGTCACCTATACCGGCAACAACTTTATCACGATCAACCCTACTGGGCCTGGGGTTGGAGCGGAAGGCGGCAATATCGACAACATTACCGCCGTCGCGACGGTCGTGCCGACGCGTATGTTTAATATGATCTCATCGACACGGCAGAGATTTGCCAGCGCGCATCCCGTGCTCGTGCTGCTTTCGTCACCGCAATCCATGGCGATGCGGCGCTTCGTCTCCAAGGCTCTCGCGGCCCTCACACCGCAGTTGTTGGCGGCACAGAACGGAGCGGCGCATTTCAGAACATTGGCGACGGCGCATGCGCAAATCTCAGCGGTCGCGCGCGCGGCGATTAAAAACCTGCCAGCGGTAGCGCTGGGGCAAGTCGTGGCCAGCGGCTCACGCATTGGCAAGACAATCCGCGCGTTCAGCGCGGCGGTCGCGTCGACCAACAAGCAAAGGTTTAAAGCGGCGGTTTTCAATATAGCTGAGGCATTAACTGCGGCGGGGCAGCGCACTACGGGTAGACAGTCGGTCTCGCTCGCCTCTGGGCAATCGGCGGCTCTCGTGCGCCAGCCGCAGAAACTCATCCTTCCGATGCTGGGTTCGCAGATCTCGCGAATCATGGGAATTGCTCGCGCAGTGGTTCTGGCGATGCCGGAAACGCTCATCGGTGGTCGCCTCAAATTATCGATCCTCGCATTCTCGCACGCGCAGAGCGTTACCGCGCTGCGGCAGTCCGCTCACCAGCGGACGATCGCAATGGTCAGTTCGCTTTTCCAAACCTTGAGGCAGGTTCACGTTTTCTATTTGAATGTGACGCAAACGCTGGTACAGGCGAACGTCAATCGCATCGGCAAACTAGTCAGGGTATTGGCGCCCTATATCCTCGCGCGGACGACCGGTCGTTTCGTGGCGATAGCGGCGGGTATCGCGCAAAGCGTATCGGTCGCGACTGTAAATCTCAGGCATGGCGGTGTTCAGGCCGTTATTGCACAGACCCAGCGGGTTACGAGCATCGCCAGCGCGGTTCGACCGTGGCCCCATGGGTTTGATCCAACTGCGATGATCGCGTCGGCGCAGCGGTTAGTGGTCGATATGGCCTCTGCAATCGCGCCGATCCTTCCGACGTCTGCGGTGTTGCGATTGGGTCGCGCGCTGCGACCACTTTATGCGAGACGTCGCTTTATCAAGCGATGAGGATCTCTCCGCCGTTCGACCCGATCGAGGTCGGCGAAATCGACGACTTCGGGTTTGACTTTACCAAGGACTGCCCCCCTGGGGTTTATATTCTAGACACGGCATGGAGTTGTCGGATGAGCCCCTTTAGCCACGGGAGTGATCCTGCGCCGCAATCCCGCGTCTCGGGTGGCCGCGGCGGCAAGGGACGGGCGGTGACGACGGTCGCGATCGGCGACGGAGCGCCGGTCGCCGGTCAATGGTCGGTTGCGACGATCGGGCCAATGCCCGCCTCGGCAGCGGGTGGAGACTACATTCTCGACGCTGTTGCCTATCTCAGCGACACCCGACAAGTCGCTTACTATGCGATTCTACGGTGTGTCTTACCAGGACAATAGGAGAAATGTGATGCCAATGAACATGTGGGGCCTGCCGGGCGAGATCTATCTGTGCCGCAGTTCGGTCCGCTATACCGCTGATAGCGGCGGCTTCATCGCCAATGTCGCGAACAATGATGTCCCCGATCTTCTCGATGCCGCATGCTTTCCGATGGCACTCAGCGGCGTCACTGGTAGATTGATCGGCGCCAACATGAACGCGACGACCGATCAGCCGATCCCGCTCAACGTGCCGACCGGTGCGCGATACCTGCTTAACAAGATCTGGCTGGGCAACGCATCCATATCCCTGACGACTGCGGCCGGCGGCTTTTATACGGCCGCGTCGAAGGGCGGCACCGTTATCGTTCTCGCGGCACAAGCCTATACGGCATACACCGGACCGACGGTGTATGCCGGTGTTACCGTGGTGGCGGCGCAACTGGCGCTCGCACAGACCGCCAACCCGCTCTATTTCAGCCTTACCACAGCACAGGGCGCTGCGGCCACGGCCGATATTTTTGTGTTCGCTGACCTTATCGGTTGAGGACAAATCCAATGGCCATTATCAAGACGCTAGCCGCACTCAATGAGACGACGCCGCGTTATCATATGATCGACGCGCACGGCAATCACCACACGCTGAAGCAAATAGCGGTTCCTGTCATCGGTGCATCAGCGCCGGCCGCGCTCGTGCTTGAAAGCGGAGGCAGTAGGGTCGTTCTGTCGCAAACCAACGCTACGGACCTGGCGACCGCTCTCACCACCTTCGGGACCAACGGGGTCCTCTCCTAGAATGTCGCTTCCCCTCGATCATCTGGCCGCAATGGCAACATCGCTCGCCGATAAAAGTGGTCGTTACCAGGCTTTTGAGGGCCCTAAGCGCCTCTATGGCTTGATCGAGAAGGTCGAAGAGGTCGGCGACGGCACAATCAAAGTTCACGGCATCGCCTCAACTGAGGCCGAGGATGATCAAGGCGAGGTAGTACGCGCATCGGCGATGCGGGAGGCGATCCCGACTTACATGAAATTTGGTGCAGTGCGTGAGATGCACGGATTGACTGCCGCAGGTCGGGCGCTTGAGTGTAACTGCGGTGAGGACGGCATCACCCGCATGGTCGCGCACGTCGTCGATCCGGTAGCCGTCCTGAAGGTCAAAAATAGGGTCTACAATGGATTTTCGATCGGCGGACGCGTCGTGGAACGCGAAGCTGGCAATGCCCGTAACATAACGAGATTGGCGTTGCATGAGATCTCGCTCGTCGATCGGCCAGCCAATCCGCAGGCGACAATTGATCTGTGGAAATTAGGAGAAAGCTCAATGCCTGACGGACTGGGCGTAATGCAAACCGCCTTTGCCGAGGCAATGGCCAAAACCCAGCAAGTATGGCGCTGCAGTGATTCGACCCATACTCACGCCAAGAAAGAGGATGCGGCCGGCTGCATGGCTAAGGCGGGACAGTCGACGGCAAAGACCGGGCTGCCGAACACGCCGCCGATCAAGCCGGGCGAGCCGCCCGGCGCACCCAATTCCGAGGGCAATTTCGATGGCGATGGCGACAGCGACGATAACAGCGAGTCTGCCGAGTCTGCTGGCGGAGGGTTCAGTCCCGAGAGCGAGGCTAATCGCCATGCCGATTTTGCTGGCAAGAAGGGCGACGGTGACGGTCCATCCAAGCCCTATGGCGACGTAACCTACGCTGACCCCGGGTATCGCAACAATAAGAAGCGCTACCCGATAGACAGCGAAGATCACGTGCGTGCGGCATGGTCGTACATCAACATGCCGAAGAACGCGAAGAAGTACACCTCTCAGCAGCTTAACAGTATTAAGTCGAAGATCCGTGCTGCCGCCAAGAAACACGGGGTCGAGATCGCGGCCAAAGTCGCTGATGTCGGCGATGAGAGCGAAATCGCCCATATGGCGGCCGAGCTCGTGCGGGTTGTCGAGATGCTCGGCGATCTAACGATCGAGAAGGCGGGACGTCGCCAATCGGCGGCCGACCATTTCTTGATGAATGTGGCTCACGACGCCATTGGCAAGCTCGGCGAAGGCCAGTGGTGCGCCAAGGCGGGAGGCAACGCCACGCAGGACACGGGCGGCAACGCCACCCATCCGGCGCCGTCTGCATCGCCTCCCGCCGAGAGTTTCACACCGGGATCAAATGCAACGCAAGACACCTCGAAACGCGGCTCGCGGCATTCCTCCGCGACCCTCACTCATCTCAAGGCGGCGCATGACAGCATGTGCAAGGCCGGCGCGATGTGCCCGGTACACGGCAATATGGGAAAGACTTCAACCACGGAGGATAGCGCGATGAGCGCGGCCGAATCTCTATTTAGCACGACGCTCACCGGTGAGCCTGACGAAGTGGCCAAGGCGCTCAAGAAGGCGCTGAAGAAGAACGACAAGATGGAAAAGCAGATGGGCGAAATGGCCCATCAGATGCAGACAATGCAGTTGCATGTCGAACATATGGCCAAGCAATCCGGCACGCCCCCGCCTCCGCCCCCTGCCCCTGTCGAAAAAGAGGGCAAACTCAAGAAGCAGCTGGGCTCGATGAATGAGGCGATACAAGCAATCGCAGAAAGGGTCGAGCAGATCGCCAAGCAACCTATGCCCGGTATCGCCAGCCATCTGCCGCCGGGTATTATCGACGTTTCCAAAGCGCAGGACGGCCGGCAAGCGCCGCCACCTCCTGAGCAAACTCAAGCCGCAGAGGAGATTGCAAAGCGTTGGGAAAGCATGACTCCCGACGAGAGATTTGCTGCGAGCTACGCAGTGTCGCGTTTGCGACCATACACGCAGCAGCGATAGCTGAACACCGCATCCCCCAATGACCACCCGGCTTTTGCCGGGTTTTTTATTGGGCGGAGGACATGACATGAACACCAACCAAGAGACCCTCGGCATGCTCGGTCAACCGACGCCGCAGATGCGAGACCAGATTATCAAGGCGCAATCGGCGCCGAGCACTGATCTCGCCAAGTCGGTAGCGGGAAACCCGCTCTTTGCTGGCCGTGCTGGCAACATCGGACCATTCAGCCAGTTCTCGGAAGAGACCTTAAAGGCGCTCGATGCGCTCGGTCTCGGCGAGTTCGCCAATATGGCGAAGTCGATCACGACCACCACTGGTCTTGTCGCCTACGATCTGCAGGCGCCAGCCAAGAACCTCTATCCCTTTTACGCGCCGATCCGCAACTTTCTGCCGCGCGTCGGCGGCGGCGTCGGCACCGCGACGAACTGGCGGCAAGTCAACGCCATCATCGGGTCCGGCTTCGATAATATCGCGTGGGTGCCGGAAGGCCAGCGCTCTGGCCGGATGAGCTACAACACGTCCAACCGCTCGGCCAGCTATGTGACGATCGGTGAGGAAGACGCGATCACCTACGAAGCCATCAACGCCGCCCGCACCTTCGAGGATTTGCAGGCGACGATGGTGTTCCGCCTTCTGCAGAAGATGATGCTGAAAGAGGAGATGGCGCTGCTTGGCGGTAACGCGACTTTGGCGCTAGCCACACCCACGGCCCCGACCATGGGTACCACAGGTAGCTCGACCGGCGTCACCTTGCCGAGCGCAACCTATTACGCACAGGTGGCGGCGTTGACGATCGAAGGTTGGAACAACGCGGTCCGCACCGCGCCGATGTCGGCCCCAACGTCGATCTCGGTGACCGGTGCCGATAGTCAGTCCTATACCGTCAATGGCGGCACCGGGCCGATCAGTCTCCTGTCAACCGGGCAAGCCTCGGGCGGCAATGGGCTGACCGCGACGACCCCGGCCGTCCAGGGCGCCGTGGCTTATGCGTGGTATGTCGGCACCACCAACTCGGCCGGCACAGGTCGATTGCAGGCGATCACAACGATCAACAGCGTCGTCTTGACGGGCGCGTTGAACGCCTCCGCGCAGCTCGCCTCGGCTTTGTCGGCTGACTTTTCGGCCAACCCGAACTATGGCTTTGATGGCCTGTTGACGACCGCGCTCAAGGCCGGCTCTGGCGCCTATCTCAATCCATTGGCCACGGGCACGGCCGGCACTGGATCGACCTTGACCCCGTCCTATCGCGGATCGGTAGTCGAGATCGATACGATGCTACGCACGATGTGGGACACTAACCTTTTGTCGCCGACCATCCTGTTTGTCAACTCGCAAGAATTGACGAACATCACGACCAAGGTCTTGCAGGGCGGCTCAGGGTCGTCCGTCGCGCCATTGCTGCGCTATGATACTCCCGCAGACGGTGGCGATTATCGCAACTTCACGGCGGGCGGCGTGATCAGCACGTATTATAATCCTTATGCGCCGCCCGATGCCGGCATGATGATTCCGGTGAGAATTCATCCGAAGGTTCCGCCGGGAACCATTATTGGCTGGGCACAGAATCTCCCGGTTCAGTACCAGTCCAACGAAGTGCCGAATGTTGCCGAAGTCAAGACCCGGCAGGACTACTATCAGATCGATTGGCCGATCGTCACTCGTCAGAGAGGCGTCGGTGTCTATGCCGAAGAGGTTCTGGCGGTTTATGCCCCGTTCGCAATGGGCGTCATCAGCAATATCGCGAACGGTTGATATTGACCGACTGGGTAACGATAACAATCGCGTCGAGCGGCGCTAAAGTGCGCCGCCGCGCTGCATCGATCGATGCTTACGGGATCTTGCCGCCCGGGCAAACATTTATTGAGATTGGCGGTCGAGCGATCTCAGTCCGAGAGACGGTAGATGAAATCGCTCAAAAACTCCAGGATACCGATAAGGGTTAGTCTATGCTCCACGCCGCCCCGGTCACACCGTCTGATAGCGCGAACCTGCCGGCAGGTAGCGATTATCTATCATTTGCCAACTCTGGCACGCAAACGCTGCAGATTACGACGTTGGGCGGCGAGGTCGTCTCGATATTGCTGCCTTCGGGCATGTGGCCGATCCGCGCCAAGCAGGTGTGGTCGACGGGAACCACCGTCACCAGCATAGTGTGTTACTGGACATGAGCCAGATGGTTACGCTGATCTGCCCAGAAGGCGCTTTCGACTACCCAATCGCGCACGGAACGCGAGATTTTTATCCGTATCGAGAGGACATTCACAGCGACGACTGGCGCGAATTTGGCGGCAGGTGGTTAGTGGATGTCCCGATCGAAGTGTACCACCATTTTCTGGGCCGCGCTGGGTTTACGGTCTACGAACCGGGAGAATGAAATGATGATCCGTTGCCGGCCGGGTGCCGGGTTTCAGGCCGGTGACGGCACGCTCTACGTCGATGATGGTAGCGGCGAAATGGAAATCGCCGATGAGCATTTTCGCGACGCGATGCTGGCGGGCGTGCATTGGATAAGTGTTGAGGTGCCGACAAAGGTAGAGCAGGTCACGCCAGAGAAAGAATCCGAAAAACAGGCGCCAGAACCCACAGAGACGGATGACAAACCGAGGCAGGTACCGCGGCGCTGATGCCTGATCTTACGACGCTGGACGATGCCAAGGCGTGGCTGGCGACGGGGCAACAGGCGTTTCCGCCGACCGACGATGCGCTGTTGGCGCGGCTCGTTACGTCGTGCAGTGCATTTATCGCGTCGTGGATCAGCCGGCCTCTGGGGTTGGCGACATGGCAGGAGATCCGCGACGGAGCGGGCGGCGAGCGCGCCAACCGTATGCAGCTTGCGGTGACTCCGGTGCGGCAGATTTTGTTTCTCTCGATCGATGGCCTCGTGATTCCGCCCGCCCCGCCAATGCAGCAGCAGGGCTGGACCGCCGGCTATGTGTTCACTCCGACAGAATTGGGGTTGCGCGGCTATCGCTTCTCGCGCGGACTGCAGAATGTCCTTGTCCAATACCGGGCCGGCTATGACCCGATACCGGCGGACATCTCTCAGGCCTGTATCGAGATGGTGGTGCGTAAATACCGCGAGCGCACCCGCATCGCCGAACGCACCAAATCGTTAGGCGGAGCCGAAACCGTGGCTTACGAGACGGTGATGTTCACCCGCCGCGACATGGCATCCGATATTCAGGTGTTGCTGTCGCAATACCGGCAAGCTGCGCCGATCCTCGCGGCAACATTGATCCCGGATCCCTCCGACGCCCTCTTGCTCGAGGGGCGGGCGACCCAGATTGTCGTCGAGGATCAGACGACCCCAATCGTGGCCGAGCAATGATCACCGCATTTCTGACCGGCGATACGCAGGTTATTGCCCGATTCAACGCGATGCCCGGCGCCCTCCGATCGGGCATCGTGCGGGCGGTGACTCGCCTTGCCCTCGAAACGCAGCGCCTCGTGCAGCAGAAATTGAGTGGACCGGTACTCGCGGTGCGAACCGGGGTCTTGCGGTCGAGCATCAACTACCGCGTCCAGGATAGCGCCACCGAGGTCACCGCGACGATCGGGACCGCCGTCAAGTATGCCAAGTTCCATGAGTACGGCGTGCCGCATTCCTGGGAGATCCGTCCGCGGTCGGCCAAGGCTTTGGCCTTCGAAATCGGGGGCAGGTCGATCTTCGCTGCGCGGGTCATTCATCCCCCGCTGTCTGAGCGCTCGTTTCTGCGCTCGGCGTTGCGTGAGATGGAGCCGCGGATTAAGGAAGAGCTGCAGGCTGCGGTCGGCGAGGTCGCTCACGCGGCATGATCGATCGCGAGGCGATCTACTCAGCGCTCTGGAGCCAAGTCTCGGGCGCCGCGAGCTTTGTCACTGCCAATCGCCGATTGAGACACTGGTCCGACGTTTCGCCTGCCGAGCAGCCGGCACTATTCATGTCGCAGAAGGCGCAGCGCGGCGAGACGCAGCGCGCCGAAGTCAATCTACCGATAGTGTGGATCCTTGAAGCCGAATTCTACATTTATGTGCATTCCAGTGACCCTTATACGGCTCCGGCGATCCTGCTCAACCCGCTGATCGATGCGGTGGAGAATGTCTTATCGTTCGACCCGATAAGCGGAGTGCAGGATCTCGGTCTGCCGCAATTTGTGCGCCATACCCGCATTAATGGCCGGATCGAGACCGCCGAGGGCGTCTTGGGTGACCAGGAATTGGCGATCATACCCGTGGAGGTGCTTTGTGTCTGACGAGAAAGAACAGGTGGTCGAACCATCATCGGTGGAGCGATTGATCGAGCAATGGTTTGCCGATCAATTCCACGGCTCGCCGATCGCCCGCGATAACGAACACTATCAGCACGCATGGGGCGCAAAAGAGGCACTGAAGCGGCTCCTTAAAGGACATCAATCATGACTCAAACGTCGTTCGGACCCGGAGTGATGTGGGGCGAGCGGACCGATACCACGGGCTCCGGCATCGGGCCGCGGCAGTTCGGGCTAATGCAGGACGTTGATCTTACGTTCACCTTTTCCAGCAAAGAACTCTACGGCCAGGAGCAGTTTCCGGCGGTTGTCGCGCGAGGGCAAGGCAAGATCACCGGCAAGGCCAAGTTCCCGCGCATCAACGTGCTGGTATATTCCGACCTTTTCTTTGGGCTGACCTCGGCGGCCGGATCGCTCGGCGTTTCGCAATACGAGCCGGCAACCATTCCGCAGACTCCCGCTTTTCAGGTTACTGTCGCCAATGCGGCCACTTACAACGATGACCTCGGGGTATTTTACGCGCTGACCGGCAACGCCTTCAACCGCGTGACTACCCCGGCCAATGCCGGGGAATACAGCGTCAACCTGTCGACCGGGGTCTACACTTTCGCTTCGCCCGATGCGGGGGTCGCGATCAGGATCAGCTACAGCTACAACCAAGCAACTGCAGGTCGTCAGATCCAGGTGACGAACCAAGTTCAAGGCACGACACCGTATTGGAAATGCACAATCTATCAGAAGGTCAGTCCTGGTTCTCCGGGGGCCGGTTCCTCGAGTCTGCCGTGGGTGTGGCATCTCAACGCCTGCAGCTCCAGCTCGCTCAGCTTTCCAACTGCGCAGGATGCATTCACGATGACTGCGATCGATTTCATGGCATTTGCCGATCCTGCCGGGATTATCGGCGTCTACAATGCGGTGAGCCAATGATCCCGGGCGTCGAGATCGAGATGGGCGGCCAGAAGTGGCAAGTGCCGCCTCTTACTCTTGGGCAATTGCGACGCCTGCAGTCCAAGATCGCTGATCTAGCGAGCGCGGATTCGCTGCGCATCATGGATGCGATATGCGAGATCGTTGCCACAGCGTTGTCGCGCAATTATCCGGACATGAACCCGGAGAAGGTCGCAGATTTGATTGATTTGAGCAATCGTGACCGCGTCGTAAACGCCGTAATGGGCGGTTCGGGGTTCGTCGCGGGGGAAGCGGGAGCGGTGGTGAGGGGCAATGGGGCCGCGTCTATGGCCTCCTCGCCACCGCTTGCGGATACCCCTATCCAGTAATCGATGCAATGACATTGTGGGATCTGCGCGAACTCTGCGATTACTGGACCGAGTGTCCGCCAACCCATATCCTTGTCGCCGGTTTCATCGGCTATCATGGCCCCGACGCGAACGAAAAACCGGACTGGCGCGCCGAGATGGCTCGCGCGCAAATGCCGTCTGCCGAGCTCAACCAAGTTGCGCGGCAATTGGGGATGACGCCCGGAACCATCGACGGGTTGCCGGCAGCGATCTTCGATGTCGACGAGCTGATGCGGCAGAGGCCGAACTGATGTCGCTCGGCTGCGACGGCTGTGCATTGTGTTGCAAGCTGCTCTCCGTCGAGGAGATCGACAAGCCGGCCTGCCAATGGTGCACAAAGATACAGCGCGGCCCGCATGGCCGCAGTTGCGGGATCCATGACGAGAAGCCACAGGCATGTCGCTCGTTCGAATGCCTTTGGCTCGTCACCCAATCGGTCAAAGGTAAGGAGATGCAGCCGGCGCTGCGGCCCGACCGTAGCCACGTCGTCTTTGCGATGGACGCTCATGTCACCGGGGCGGACCGGATCGAGGACGATCATCGCAGGCTCTATGCACACGTCGATCCGAATTGGCCGAACGCATGGCGTTCTGGGCTGCCGGCACTGGCGATCAAAACGTTTCTGGCGCGCGGCGGCTCGGTGATGGTGTTTGTCGGTCCGTTCTATTGGGAGAAGCAGCGCGGCTGGCTACAATGGGAGCATGGTCTGGTTTCCGATCGTGATCGAATAGAGATCAAACGTATGTTCACACAAGGTGATCCTCTCAATGGATTGCCGTTGCCGACCTTCAATGTCGAGGAATTGATGAGAAGGCGCGTCTGAGATGGCCGGCGTCGACGACATCGTCGTAAACATCGTCGCTCAGGTCGAGGGCTTACTCAGTGGTCTACAAACTGCAGCGCACGAAATCGAGGGGCTGACCGCTCCGGTTCAGAATCTCGCCGAGACCTTGGGTAAGCTGAGCGAAGCCTTCGCCGCAGCGTTTGCGGTAGAAAAAATCGCGGAATTCGCCGAGAAGTTTGCCGAACTCGGCGAGAAGGCTCTTAACACGGCGTTTATCCTTGGTTCGACCGTAGAGGAATCCGATCGCGTCACGACCGCAATGCGGATCCTCGGGGTCGATACCGACACCGCGTCGCGCACGCTGCAGTTCCTCGGCCGCAGCATTCAGCAATCGCTGGTCGACGGCAATAGCCGCGCCGCCGTGGGTTTCCGAAACCTCGGCATCTCGATGGAGGAGGTGCGCGCCAACGCTAACAGCCTCACCGGGATGTTGACCTTGATTATCGAAAAGGTCAACGGGCTCCAACAGGCAGGATTGCAGAGCGCGGGCGCGATGCGCGATGTCCTCGGTCGCGGAATGCAAACCCTGGCACCGTTATTGCGCGCCACCGCCGAAGAATTCCAAGCAGCGCAGCACGCCGCCGAGGCGCATACTCAGGCGATGGTCGAAAATGCTGGCGGTATGGACAAAGTCGCGCAGCAGATGCATACGCTCGGCGTCAATGTCGAGACTTTCGGCATTAAGATGTTCGGGCTATTCCGGCAGGACATCGAGGGTGTGATCCACTCGCTCAACAATCTGCTGTCGATCGGCGAATCGGTCATTGGTTGGCTCAAATATCTCGGAGATGCGTTCAACCAGGTAAACAAAGATGTCACCGAGGCGGGGCACGCAGTAAACAATTTCATCCGAGAGATGGCCGGCTTGGGGCCGGCTGCCTATGCGGACATTCCGCCCAAGGCAGATGAGGGACCGCACGGCACCCGGCAGATCGGCACGGAAAAAGCCGGCAAAGGCGCCAAAGGCGCCAAGGGCACCGACGACCGGATGTCCGAATGGCGCGACGCGCTCAAACAGCAATTGCAGGACGAGCAGAATTTCCTCGGCGATTCCAAAAAGGAGGAGCTCGCCTACTGGCAGGACAAGCTGCAACAAGTCGGCACCGGCACGAAGGAAGACATCAAACTACGGCGCGAGGTAAACGCCGAGATCTTCTCGCTGCAGAAGTCGCTCGCCAAGCAGACCGAGACTGACGCCATCGCCGAGCAGAGCTACCAGCAAAAAGTCAACGACCAGAAACTCTCGTCAGAACGAACGCATCTCCAAAGTCTGGAAAACCTTGGCAAGATCACCGCACAACAGCGGCTCGCCACCGAAAAAGGTCTGATCGATCAGGAGATTGCCGCCGACGAAGAATACTATCACAAGAAAGAAGCTGCCGCGCAAGGTGACCTGCGTGAGATCACCAAGCTTGAGCAGGAAGAATATCTACAGCATCAAAAGCTCGTCGATCAGAAAGCGGCTCTCGACGATCAGATGCTCGAAGAATCGCACCGTACATGGATGCAGATCGGCGACTCCATCAGTCAAGCGGTTGATCGCAGCGTCCTGGGAATAATCCAAGGCACTCAGACGATTGGCCAAGCGTTTCAGAAGCTTGGTCAGTCAATTCTCGAGGAGTTCGTCAATCTCGGCATCAAGAAGGCCATGGCCTCGCTGTGGAGCAGTCTTGGTGATGCGCTAGGCATCGGCGGTGCTCTCGGTGGCAGCAGCGCCGGAGGTGGCGGCATAGGCAGCTTGCTCTCTGGCCTGCCGTTGATCGGGAGTTTATTTGGTGGCGGTGCCGGGGCTGCGGGCGGTCTCGGCGGCGGGTTGACGGAGAGTCTATTCGGGACCGCTACGATTCTTGAGAAAGGCGGGATCATCCCATCGGCGGCGGCCGGGTGGCAAGTGCCCGGCAACACGATGGCTATGCTGCACAAAAACGAGATGGTCTTGCCATCGCATATCAGTCAGGGCTTTCAGGACATGTTCTCTGGTCGTGGTGGCGGCGGCGGCGACATCCATATTCATGCGATCGACACACAGTCCGGCGCGCAGTTCCTCATGCAGCACGGCTCGGCGATCTCGCAGTCCTGGCGCAATGGCGGGCAATCCGGCAATTGGTCGCCGCGGATGCTCTCGCAGGGCGGCCGCTATCCTTGACGCATGGACATCTTTCCGGTTCTCCCTGGCCTCACCTGGTCGGTCACCAAATCTCCGAAATTTGCAACGCGGATTCAGACTTCGATCTCCGGTCGGGAGGTGCGCGTCATCGACCAGATATATCCGATCTGGACGTGGCAGCTCATCTATAGCTTCCTGCGCGACCACAACGATCAAAGCTATGGGCCGGCGCTTGGTGCGGGATATGATGAATTGCGCACCTTGGCGGGGTTTTTCCTGCGTCAGCAAGGTTCGTTTCAGACCTTTTTGTATCAGGACCCGACCGACACCATCGTCACAAATCAGGTTATTGGCACAGGCGATGGGACAACGGCAGCATTTCAGCTGGTCAGGACTTTTGGCGGATTCACCGAACCGATTACCCAGCCGTTTGCCATTGCCATATTTGTCAATGGTGTAGTGGCCCCATACACGCAGGGTCTATACGGCGCCATAACGATGTCTTCGGTGCCCAACCCGGGTGCCGTAGTCACGGCAAATTTCAGCTATACTTTCCCGGTTCGATTCACAACCGACATGCTCGATTTCGAGAATTTCATGTTTCAGCTGTGGGAGTTGAAGAAACTGGCGTTTCAGTCGGTGCTATTGCCGTAATGCGCCCGGCACCGGCGGCGGTTGCGTCGTTTCTCGCAACGAACCGCTTCTTTCCGCTGGTGTCGCTGTTTACCTTTGTTCTGACGACGGGCGAGATCCTGAAATATTCCGGATCGACGGTCCAGCTCACCCTCTCCGCCGCAACCTTCCCGCCCGAATCCTTGAGTGCGGGAGGCGGAACATTCATCCTTGGGCCACGGTTCAACGATCCTACGGTTGCGACCAAAATCGGCGTGCAGGTCGATACGATCGATCTTCAGATCATGGCATCGAGTACGGATCTGCTGCATGCGCTGACTTGGCAACAAGCCTTTCGCTATGGTGTATTCGATGGGGCCAGGATCGAGGTTAGCCGCCTCATCTGCCAACCCGCAAGCGGCTCCGGTTTTGGTCCCCCAGTTGGCGCGATCGTATGGTTTCAGGGTTACGTCGGCGAGGTCGAGATCGGCCGCTCGCTGATTACGATCAAGGCCAATTCGATGCTGGGCCTTCTCAATGTCCAATATCCGCGGCGACTGTGGCAGGATACATGCAGCCACGTATTTGGCGATGCGATGTGTCAGTTCGATCGGACGACCTATTCGGCCGCAGTGCTGGCGCAAGGTGGCTCGGGTCAGAGTGCGATCGTTACCGGGTTCAATCCGTCACCAGTCAACCTCTACAATAACGGCACGGTCATTGGGCAAAGCGGGCAGAATGCCGGTTACAAGCGCACCGTCGGCAATGCCGATCGGGGGGATGGCACGGTCTATCTGACGGTGCCGTTCGTTTACCCAGTTGCGGTTGGGGATGCGTTCCAAATGCTGCCGGGATGCGGACATTATAAGACCGATTGCCAATTCTTTAACAATCTCAACCACTTCGGGGGCATGCCGTATATTCCCCCAGCAGAGTTCGCTATTTGACCGCCCGCGAGAAGATCGTCGCCGCTGCGGAAGGTTGGTTACGAACACCTTATATTCACGCTCAACGCTGCCGCGGCGCCGGGGTCGACTGCATCAATCTGTTGTGCGCGGCGTATGAAGAGGCAGGTCTTAGCCGGCATATCGAATTGCCGTTCTACCCGCCCGACTGGATGCTACATCGCAGCGAAGAGCGCTTCCTGATGGGCATCGTCGAACAGCGGATGGAACAGGTGCAGCAACCTGGCACGGGTGACATAGCGCTTTTCCGGTATGGTCGATGCTATTCGCACGGCGCGATCGTCATCGACTGGCCGAGCCTGATTCACGCCTTTGCCGGGCTCGGTGTCGTTTATGGCGATGCGCGGCGGCATCCGCTGCTCGACGCCAAAGGGGAGCCGCGGTTGGTCAAATTCTATTCGCTGATGGAGATGTGAGACGGCCGGGAACCCCACGCCATTCGTCAATGCATTCGATCACCCGATGCAGAACTCGCTGCGTTACAATGTGGCGCAGTTCGGATCGGCGATCCCGCTCCTGTGGGGTACGGCGCGCGTCTCGCCAAATGTGCTCGATCTCTTCGGCTTCAAATCAACAGGCTCAGGCAGCGGCAAGGGCGGCATCACTGGCGCCGCCAAAGGCAAGTCAGGCGGCAAGCAATATTCGGTCAACGTCGCGTTTGGTTTTGGCGTAGGCCCCTGGAACATCACCTCGGCGCAGCGCATTTGGGCCAACAACGGAGTGAAACAAGCGGGCTCAGTGCCGCTCAACAGTTTCGATGGCTACGATGGGCAGCCGCCCGACAATGTATTCGCGTCATCTAGCTACAATACACCGGTCATCAATTATTCGGGACTGGCCTACGCAACCGGCACGCCATTGCAGCTCGGCAATTCGCCGGTATTGCCGAACATCTCGGCGGAATGGCTTGGGTTCCGCGCCGGCACTGCGGGAGCCGACCCTAATCTTGCCGGGCTCGACGCTAATCCGCAATATATCGTGAGCGATATTTTGACCGATCCGCGGGTCGGGATCGGGTTCCCGGGGGCGTTTGATGTTGCTGACTGGGGGCAGTTCTGTCTGGCGAGTTATTTCGGGTTGTCGTTGCTGATGGATAAACAGCAGCCGTGCACGCACTGGATCGAGGAACTTGGCCTGTTGACGACATCGGCGATCTTCTGGTCCTCCGGCCGGCTGCGGATCGTGCCTTACGCCATCACCCAGCGCAATGGCAACGACACGACGTGGTCGCCGAACCTGACGCCGTTATACGACTTGACGGACGATGATTATCTGCCGTGGAGCGGCGGGTCGACCAGATCGCCAGGCGAGAAAGATCCGGTATTGATCACTCGCTCAGACCCGGCGACGATCGTCAATTGGATCACGATCGAATATCTCGATCGCGCGGGCTGGTATGATCCGTATATCAACGCGCCGACTTTCGACCAAGCGTCAATCGAGCTATATGGGGCGCGCACTCAGGCCTCGGTGCAAGCGCACGAAGCATGCTCGTTGGCGGTCGCCAACGCCATTGCGTCGGACATGCTGCACCGCAAGCTATACCTGCGCAACACATACAAATTCCGCGTCGGCTGGCGGCACATGCTTCTCGAGCCGATGGACGTGGTTTCGTTGACCGACTCGGTTTCCGGTCTCGTGCACACGCCGGTGCGGATCATTGAAGTGCAGGAAGATGCCGGCGGGGCGCTGACGATGACCGCCGAGGATCTGGTCTGATGGTAAATGTCCCCTATGACACCTTGGCCGATCCGAGCCCGACCGCGCCACCGGTTTTGTTCGAGCCGCCGCCGGATCTGACGCACGGCCGTTTCGAATTGTGGATCGTCGCAGGAGGTGGCGAGCACTGGGGCGGCTGTGAGGTGTGGGGATCGGTTAACGACGAAAGCTATGACAAGGTCGGGATTATCGGTCCGGGCGCGGTCATCGGATCGCTTGCGACAGTTTTGTCTTCCGGACCGGATCCTGACACGTCGAGCACGTTCACAGTGGACGTGGCGCTATCGCAGGGGGCGCTTTTCCCTGGCTCGCAAAGCGACGCCGATAAGCTGGTCACACTCTGCTGGATTGCAGGAGAGCTCGTTGCGTACAGCGCCGCCCGGCTCGTGGCACCCTACCTCTATGCTTGTGACGGCTATTTGCGGCGCGGCTGCCTTGGAACTGTGATTGCCGATCATCCGGCCGGCGCGCGGTTTGCTCGCCTCAACCAGGCGGTCTTCCGTTTTGAATACCCGGCCTACCTGAAAGGCACGACCGTTCACGTAAAATTGCCTGCCTTCAATCGATTCAACCAGATGATGGAAGGTCTCGACCGGGTCCAATCCTATAGCCTGACGCTCACGGGATAGCCTGCCATGTCAACGGTATTGAGAGGGCCCGTCACCGTCGGCGCGCCAACGGGATCGGCTGGCCCGAACGACATCAACATCGCTGGGCAATTCCTGCAGCAAGGCGTCCCCGTTACCGGCATAACCGGCACGCCGGGTCCGACAGGGCCAAGCCAAGGGCCAACCGGCCCGGCCGGGCCTTTGGGCCCGACCGGCCCAAGCCAAGGCCCGACCGGCATGACCGGCCCTACGGGAAGAACGGGGCCAACTGGCCTTGGGGCAACCGGCAACACCGGGCCGACTGGTCCGCGTGGGCTGCAAGGCCTTACCGGCCCATCGGGGCCAGGGCCAACCGGGACCACCGGCGCAACCGGGCCGACCGGCAACACCGGGCCGACCGGTGCCACTGGCCCAACCGGGATGACTGGGCCAGGAGCCACCGGGCCAACCGGCAACACCGGCGCAACCGGCCCGACCGGAATGACGGGTTTTGGCGCGACGGGTCCAACCGGCCCATCTCCGGGCTCGACGGGCCCCGCTGGGCCGACCGGAGCAGGCGCCACGGGCCCGACCGGGCCCACCGGATGGACGGGACCCACCGGCACAACGGGGCCAGCTGGGTTTGGTCCTACTGGCGCAACCGGGAAGGCCGGAAGCACAGGGCCGACCGGCGCTTCAGTAACCGGTCACGCGACAGGCACGGCAGTTGCGGGCACAGTGACGATCAACAGCGCCGGCGGCATTGCCACATCCGAATCGCTGAGCAGCGCCACGACATATGCGCTCACGCTCATCAACAGCGCGGTCGTCGCAAGCTCGAACATTCTGGTGACCGCCTACACGGGCTCCGCGACGCTGGCGAATGTCACGAACATATCGCCAAGCAACGGCAATGCGGTGATCAACCTTGCGTTCTCCGCTTCCTATACCGGCACGGTCAAAATCAACTTTCTGGTGAGCAACTAATGGCGTGGAAGCTTTTATCGTTTGTTTTCGCGACGGCTCTGCTTGTCAATACGGCGCAGGCTCAGAACGTCTTTAGCGATGACGTGCAAATGTGCTCCGGGCATCCGTGGATAGACGTGCGTTGCAACGGCGCCCTCGGCGACGGCAACAACGACGACACGAGCGCGATCAACACGACGATTTCTGCTGCCATTACAGCCTCGGTTCCTGTCTATTTTCCGGCCGGGACATATAAAGTCACCAGCAAGATTACCATCGATTACCAGGGGATATCCGGCAATGGTCTTCAAATCATCTCGTCGGGCGCGACTGTGGACGGGCGATCAATCGCGTCGGGAAACGTCCTGCAATTGATCTGCTCTGGCGGCACGACTGGAACTCCCGCCGTCTGCAATCATCTCCGGATCGCCGGATCCCTCACCGTGTCCGGCAATGGCGCCGGATATGTCGTCGTTCTTGGTAAAACCGACTTCTCCGATCAGCACAACGCCGCCCGAATCGAACACCTCGTCGTCACGAACAACGGAACCGGCGGCGCGATCCAAGCAAACTATCTGACCGATGGCGACCTTTGGCTCTCCGGCAGCACTGCGGGCGGATCCGCGAGCGTCGGCGCGGTGGCTCTGGAGCAGGTTCAGGCCAGCAAGATCGGCGGCTGGGGCTCCGCTGCAGGAGCGAGCGCTCCGGCTCTTCTTGTCGAGAACGGCGCTTCGGTGGGCAATGCAGTCACGGGTTTTGCATACGACCCGAACAGCGCTACCTGTGTCTCGATTACGACTGCATCCGCGCAGCGCAACGCCTGGGTTGCGCCTTATTTTCCATGCGTGACTGCAGTCAACGCTCCGGGCCCGGCCAATCAGAACGCATTTGTCGGCCCGACCTTCGCCGGCACCAATCTCGGGCCGACATCGGGCGGCGTTGCCATAATCGGCCGCGGAAGCCTGAATCGCTTCGTCGCTCCCTCCGTTGCAAGCTACACCGCATTCGGCGTTGATGACGGAACGATCTTTTCGGCCGCGAACGCCATCGGCCCTGCGACCCAGTTCACCGCCGCATCCTTGCCGATCACTCTGCCCACCCCGGCTCAGGTCGGCGTCGGATGGTCGGCCGGTTTTGTCAGCGACAACAATAAGGCGGTCGTTCTGACCGCACCCGCCAGCAGCAAAATCCTGCTCGGCTCACAGCAATTCACGACCTTGATTGTGGGCGCATCGGGGACTTCAATCGGTTTCGAGACTGCGGTTTTGGAAAGCGATGGAAGCAACTTCCGTGTCACGCACCTCAGCCAAGGCACGGCCCTTCTCAACGGCGCACAGACCACCTTCCCAGCTCGCTGGATTTTCCCTGGTGGGCCGGGCTATCAGGCAACCTTGGAAGACAATGCCAATGTTATTTCGAGCGCCGCTACTTCCGCTAGCCTCGCAGTGACGTTGCCGCCGACGAACACCATTCCGGTGGGCTGGATGGTGGCGGCGGTTAGTGACGCGAGTCGGCCTTTAAGTCTAGCAATCAACAGTACGAACGGTGGCACTATTACTTCCAAATCGGGAGCGACTCTCTATTCGATTGCCATCGGCGCCGGGTCACCGACCACACTACAGTTCGATGGGACGACATTCCGGGTTGTGGTCGATATTCATGGCTCACAAGTAACGCCGATGGATTGGGGGTGCGTCGGAGACGGCGTAACCGATGATACGGCTTGCGTTCAAGCGGCAATCAATGGAGCCGCGACGGCGGGGGTTACGCTGACATTCGATGGTCAGCATCTCTACAAGACCTCGTCGACGGTAACGATGTCTACGCCTGGCCGGATAGAGGGGCAATACCGATATGGTGAATGGGTTGCAAATCAACCGACCGGCCCCGGAGGGGGAGTAATTGGTTGCACGTCTGGTATTCTCAACACGTCCAATGGCAATGTTTTATCAGTCACTGCTGTATCGGCGACTGTTCGCTATCTGTGCATTCAAGCATCTACCAGCAATTCTACGCAGGCAACGGCAGGTGCGGCAATGGCGTTTCAGCCGCCTAGCCTAGTGACCTACCAGGCTGGCGTCGACGTTGAATTCAACACTATTATTAGACCGTATGACGGCATTACCATCAACGGTATCGCGAAATCTGTGGGTTGTTGCGGCCAGGGCAGCGCGGCAGACGGCGCGACATTCAGCAACAATACGATTATCAATCCAGCCGATATCGGCATCTCGGTTGGCAAGAATACTGCTGCTGGAGTATCCGTTGGTCTTACGATGGTTGATAATACCATCATCTGCGGCTCGAATGGGACGATACGAGGAGTCGGTGTCGCGCTGTACGATGGGGGCATCAACTACGACGGGACTCAGAACGGTCCTTTCGGGTGCAATATTGGTTTTGAAATAATCCCTGGTACAATTTCGGGCGTTGGGCAGAATGCGCAGCTGTATGCGAGGGGAGTTCTTGGCGACAGCAGCATCACATATGGTTTCTTGCTCCGGCCGCAAACGTCTCTAGGCGCTGTGGAGTTTTCGGAGATCAACGAGGGTTGGGTCGGCGCGGCCAACACCACCACTTCCGTTCCGGTACTTATCAGCAATATCAACGGGGGCATCATCCAAGGCGTGAAATTCGTGGGTGGTTTCTACCATTCCAGCACAAATCAATCCGTCCCCGTCATAGACATCGAGGGCAATTCTTCGGGCACCGGATCACTGAGAAATATCGGCATTATCGGGACGGAGATCGACTGTTGGGGTGGCGGTGTGTGCTCCGCGCCTCTGCTGAAGATCAACGGCACAGGGCCAGGGCAGCCTGCAGCTATTGTCATTAGCGGCAACCATATCGGCAACAATCACCAAGCTGGCACCTCGTTCGGGACGACTGGCCTTGCGATAACGGGTGGTGTCCCAGGATACATATCCATCACCGGAAACGACTTCAGCGATTTCGGCAATCCTAACACCCCGATCGCATTTACCTCTAATAATACTGACTATCGAATCCTAGCTAGCGGCAATGCGGGGATTGATGATTTGTGCAACGATGTCGTGGCCTCGGCCGCAACGGTTGCTATTCCGAATATGGACAGCTGCTTTCATCTGAGCGGCACCACTACGGTTACCGCAATTGGCAATCTCTACACCGCCAAATCCGCGACGATTATCGCCGACAGTGGCCTGACATTGAGTACCGGGGGGCCTGCGAAAAGCGGCGCGCAAGCTCCATTTTGCAATGGGGTCACGCTCACGGCAGCGCAAGCGGCGCAAATTCGGTACAACTCGATTGGCGCCTGTGTCTCGGTTATGCAATAAAAACGGTGGCTTCAATGAGCCGGATTTGTCTCAACATGATCGTCAAGAACGAGGCGGCTCGGATCGAGCGTTGTCTCGTCGCGGTCAAGCCACACATCGCTTGCTGGTCGATCACCGATACCGGATCGAGCGACGATACCTGCGCCCGCATACGCGATCTGCTGGGCGATTTGCCGGGGTATCTATCGCACATAACCTTCGAGAATTTCAGCCAGGCACGCAATGACGCATTGCGGGCCGCGCTGCAATCCCGTCTCGACTTCAATTATCTGCTCCTTGTCGATGCCGATATGGAGCTCGTCGCGCCCGATGGGTTTGGTGAATTGGCGGCGCCGGGATATCTGATGTTGCAGAAGTCCAGCGATCTCGCCTACTGGAATGCGCGCCTCGTGCGCCGAGATAACCCGTGCCGCTATAAGGGCGTCACGCACGAATATCTTGAAACCGACTGGTCGATAGAGAACCTCTATGGTCCGCATTTCCGCGACCATGCCGACGGTGCCAATCGCCCGGGCAAATTCGATCGCGACATCGCGTTGCTCGAGGAAGCATTGAAGAGCGACCCGGACGATGCGCGCACCGTGTTTTATCTAGCACAATCCTACAAGGACAGCGGCGATTTCGCGAAGGCTGCCGAACTTTATGAGCGACGCGCCGAAATGGGAGGGTTTGACGAGGAAGTGTTTTATTCCTGGCTCGCCGCCTCGCGCTGCCCTGAGGGCGTTCGGATGAAATCGGCAACCGATCTCGCGCTAAAGGCATTCGAGATGCGGCCCAGTCGCGCCGAGTCGCTAGCCGATCTCGCGCGGCATTACCGCGAGCTCGGCATGAACGAAACCGCGCAGATGTTCGCGCGGCGCGGGATGGAAATCCCGCCATCTGAGGACATGCTATTCGTTGAAACCGGGGCGCAGGAGGAGTGCCGCAACACCTTCGCGATCTGCGCCTTTTACGCAAGGGACGCGGAAACCAAGGCGCTCGGTGCGCAAGTCTGCGATCGGCTCGCGCTCGACCGCAGTGTTTCGCCTCAAACACGCGACACCGCGCGGCAGAACCTCTTCTGGTATGCCAAGTCCGCTGGCGAATTGATGCCGTCGTTTGCCGCGGAACAGATCGATTTCGAAGCGCCAGACGGCTACCGGGCGATGAATCCGTCGATCTGTCGGCATGGCACTCGCGTCGTCATGGTCGTGCGCTGCGTCAATTACCGGATCGACGAGAGCGGGCGCTATATCATGCCGGAAGGCGAGACGGCGATCCGCACGCGAAACTTTGTCTGCGATCCGCGCTCGGATCATGCTGTCGAGATCGCTGGGCCTGCCGCGCCGCTCTACGATCAGGTCCTCGGCTTTGAGGACATTCGCATAGTCCCGGGCAATTATGACAATCTGTTCGGCGTCGCCACGATCCGACAAGACAACGCCGAAGGCTATGCGGAGCAAGCTCGGATCACTATTACGCCAGATGGCGAAAGTCGTGCGTGGGAGGTCATGCGGCCCGAGGGTCCGCGTATGCACGAAAAGAATTGGATGCCCGTCGTCGGGAGAGGCGGCCGCACTTTTATTTATCGGTGCGATCCGACGCGCATTGTCGATTGGATTGGCCGCACGGTATCCGAGAGCTCGCCGGAAATCGCCGCCGATAACTTCTCCGGCGGATCGCAGGCCATTCCCTTTGAGGATGGCTGGCTCGCACTGATCCACGAGGCCATCGCCAGCCCGATCGACGGCAAGCGATGTTATCAGCATCGTTTCGTCTGGTTCGACGCCGGCTTGCAACTGAAAAAAACAAGCCGGCGTTTTTATTTCCAGGCCAATAATCAGATCGAATTCGCCGCGGGGTTGTGTTGGCGTCCCGACGAACGACGATTGCTGATCTCCTACGGTATCAAAGACTGTGAGGCGTGGCTGGCGAGCGTAGATGCTGACGAAGCGCGCGATCTGCTCGGGTTGCCGCATCAGCCAAAACCAACTACGCGTCTCGCGAGATTCGACGATGATGCGTGGATCAAAGGTCAGACCAATAGGGCCCTGCAGGAGCGCATCGCGATCGACCGCGCCCGCAATATGCTGGCGCAATTCGACCTGCCGCGCCATCCCGACCACCCGAAGAGTTGGGACAGCTATATCGCATTGTGGCACGCCTTTGCGACCACCCATTCAGGCGGAGCGGTTCTCGACGCTGGCGGTACGCGGGAGTCGGTATTCCTTCCCGGGCTTGCGCGACTCGGGTTTCGACGCTTGATCAACCTCAACATCGATGAGCAGACGCCGCAAATCGAGGGTCATATCAGCTATTCTCGGGGAGATATCACCGCAACCGGCCTGCCGGACGGTACCTTCCATTTCATTGCCTGTCTCTCGGTGATCGAGCACGGCGTCGATTGGAAGAAATTTCTCGCCGAGGCGTCTCGCATATTGGCGCCCGGGGGGCATCTGTCCGTCTCGGTCGATTATTGGGAAACGCCGATCGATACGGGCGATCGGACCGCCTTTGACGCGCCGGTCAAGATCTTTGCACCCGAAGAGATCTACGACTTTATCGGTTATGCCAACCGTCTCGGTCTCGATGTCATCGGCGACGTCGACTTGCGTTGCCGTGATCGGGTGGTGAACTGGATCGGGTTGGATTTCACCTTCCTCAATCTGCTTTTCCGCAAAGAGTAAAGTCAATGGCAAACGGCACGACCGGCCTGACTGGGATCGCCATATCGGGAATGACGGGCTATGGCCCGTTGGATGGTACGGAGTTGATCCCGATCGTCCTCACCTCTGGGCCGGCCGGCGCCGTGCGCAGCCGCGAGACGACCAGCGCCAATCTCGCGGCGCTCGTCGGCGTGAGGGTCGGTCCTACCGGCGCAATGGGTCCGACGGGACCAGGTGTTACGGGCGCCACTGGATCGGTCGGTCCGCAGGGTGTTTCCGGCCCACTAGGCCCGACCGGTTTTCCTGGAAATCCGGGTCCGACTGGACCAACGGGGATCGGCGGCGGCATCGGGCCTACCGGGCCACAAGGCAATGTTGGTCCAACCGGCAATCTTGGCCCCACAGGGGCGACGGGCAATCCGGGGATTGGCACTACCGGCCCGACCGGGCCGCTCGGACCAGCCGGCGCAACCGGCTTGCAGGGAATGATCGGCCCGACCGGCGTCCAGGGCAACGCGGGCGTTACCGGCCCAGGTGGGGCCGGACCAACCGGATCCACCGGAGCGGGTGCGACGGGGCCGACCGGTAGCCAAGGAACACTCGGCCCGACCGGATCGACGGGGCAGCAAGGTTTCGCTGGCCCGACCGGCGTCCAGGGCAACGCGGGCGTTACCGGCCCGGCTGGCGGGGCCGGCCCAACCGGCGCGACTGGAGGGGGCTCCACGGGCCCAACCGGGCCACTGGGAACGCTTGGTCCAACCGGAGTCCAAGGAAATGCGGGCGTTACTGGACCAACTGGCGCCGCTGCGACGGGCGCCACTGGGTCAACTGGAAGTTTGGGCCCGACCGGTCCGGCCGCTGGCCCAACCGGGGCGACAGGTGTCACGGGGCCAACCGGATTCAACGGCGTCCTTGGCGGCACAGGGCCGACGGGGCCGGCGGGCGGACCAACCGGACCGACTGGAGCGCCCGGGAGTGCTGGGGTAACCGGCCCAACCGGCAGCCAAGGCGCGCTCGGTCCGACCGGTGTCCAAGGAAATGTAGGTGTTACCGGCCCGGCTGGCGCGGTCGGCCCGACGGGACCAACCGGATCCATCGGAGCTGTCGGAGGACAGGGTATCGCTGGCCCCACTGGGCCAACTGGTCTCCAGGGCAGCGCAGGTCCTACCGGTCTTCAGGGCAGCGTTGGATTGACGGGACCAATCGGCGCGGCTGGCGGCGTCGGCGCTACCGGCGCCACTGGCGCGACCGGGCTTGGTGCTACTGGCGCGCCCGGGAGTGCTGGAGTAACCGGGCCAACTGGAATTCAAGGCAATCTCGGACCAACCGGAAATGCGGGAAGTGCGGGCGCTACGGGGCCGACGGGGCCCGCAGGGGTCACAGGGCCCCCGGGGTCTACGGGGCCAACAGGGCTCGGCGCAACCGGGCCGGCAGGCGGTGCCGGCGTTACGGGGCCGACCGGGATCCAGGGAAATCTTGGACCAACCGGTACGCTAGGCCCGACTGGCGCCACTGGGCCAGCTGGTTCGGGCGCCGGATCGACCGTCACCACTGGCATCACCGCCAACAACACCACGCAGGGAACCGCGACCGTCCTGACGACGCAAGATAATTATATCGCGGTTGTCGGGGTCAATGGCGCTGTCAAAATCCCTGCGGCGCTAATGGTTCCGGGGAACCTAATTCTGATCGTCAACGAGCAGACCGTCAATGCGCTGAACCTCTTTGGCGATGTCGGCGTGTCGATTAACGGGCAAGCCGCCAACACTTCGATCTCCATCCCCGCCGCAGTCGGCCCGGCGCGGCAAAGCGCCTTCATCAAAGTCAAGGATGTCACTCATTTGAGTACAATACCATGAGAAAGATTATTGACTTAGTCATCTTGGTCGGTGTCATGGCATGGAATGCAGCGGCGCTTGCCCAGGAAACTGGCGTGAGGCTGTCGCCGGGAGCGGGCGTCTGCATGTCCGGTGGCATCATTACAGCCTGTCTGCCATTCAAGGACCAGTCCGGCGGCGGCTATACGATCCTAGCCACGGACAATCTATTTACCATCAAAATCGGTACATCTGGCGCGATCTTGCCGCGCGCCGGATCCACTGGATTCCCAGCAAATTGGAAGATTTCCATTATCAATGTATCGACAGGACCCGTTCAGGTCAATACGACCACATCGGTGTTTAAAGGAGCAAGCGGAACTACAACATTAACTCTTGCTTCGGGAGAGAAAGCCGAACTGCAGAGTGATGGGACCGATTGGCAAGCGGTACTGACTGGAAACAGTTTTGTGCCCATAATTACGCTTCCCACGGCCACTACCCACAACTTCAACCTATCGACGGGCAACACCTTTCTTGTCACCGAGACAACTGACGGAGATCTATACGCCAATCCAACTTGCGGCACCGTTTCTTGCTGGGTTTATCTTGGTCAGGTCTTCACGATCGACCGGATCTCCGCCGCGGAGACGACTGGCCCTTCGTTCGCTTCGTCGTACACCTGGAACGACAGCATCCAACCTACATTATCCCACACGTCGTTAGCGCACGATAAATTAGTGTGTCAGATCTATTCCTATACCGGTTCTAACGTAACTGAGTTTGATTGCAATCTTGCCGGCCATTCGCTGGGTCATGGTCCGTGAGGATCACACTATACGCGGTCGTTGGGCTTCTTCTGCTCATCATCGCGCCATTGTGCTACGCCGATCTCTCGGCCATGTTTCTGTCGATACGGGGCGTTTCTTCGCGGTTTGACATAACCCGCAATACAGGGGCGAACTTTTCGTTTTCTGCCGATCACTTCACAGCTACAGAGCTTACGAACGCGCCAACTAACTCCAATTACTCCGCGTTTACGACCCTCCTGCGCTCTGATACGAAGCGGTTCTTCGAAATTATGATCGGCACCGAATCATCAAGCTGCGGCCAGGGGATAGGGGTAGCGTCATCCACAGAGATCAACGGGGCCTATCTTGGGCACGGAGGCAGCAACTCCCTTGGGATCTACAATGACGGCGGCACCTCGATAAATAACGCATCGGTGGGCAATACTGGCATTACATTTGGGCCAGGAGATGTGATCGATATTATCGACGACCCGAACGCGAAGACAATACAAGAGGTCAAGAATCACGGCGCGCCAAGCGCGCCGCTAAACATAGCGGCGCTGAGCACCCAGAACGTATCCCCAGCTATCTCGCTGTGCGCGGCAAACGACTCCATGACCTACAACGGCAATCCGTCTGTCAGCTATAGTGGGGCGGTCACATGGGATGCGCCAGCGCCAGCATCAGCGCCTATGATCAGCGGCGTTACGGCGTTTCCCGGCAATTTCACCGCACCCTCCACCAATCCCGTAGAGACGCTGACGGCCAATTGCAGCGCAGGCTCGTGCGCTGGCGCGACTTTCTCGCTACCGTCGGGCGCGACGGCGGGATGTACGGCGGCACAGATTGCGCAGAACAGCCTCTTCACAATATCGGGAACCAATCTCAACGCCGTCTCTACGATAACTGGTTCGCCCACGGAGAATGTCGGCGTCGTCGTCACGCTTACTGGCGCAAGCAACAGCGGCGCGTGTTATCCGCTTGTGTTGACCGGCTCGCCGCAGTCGCAGGGAGCTGGACTATGTGCCTCGCCGCCGCCGGCCGCCGCCGCCGCCGGCATGACGACCATGGCGAAGTGCCAGGATTTTACGATCGCCATCCCTAACACGGCCGGCACCGGATTACCGAGCAACACGGGGGGGAATTGCTACGGCGGCCAAGGTTGTTGGTTGGGTGCGGCCGCTGGAGGCGGGACATATGGTTCGGCCGATAGTTATCCGCACGAGTGGTATGAACCAGCCCCGGACTATGCGAGCGATCCGCCGC